AAGAAATCTTTGAGAAGTATGATGACTATGAATACAGTTATGATAAGTATGGCCTAGGTTTAATTAATGGGCCAAGTACTTTTAATAATGTATCAAATTATTTTATGCAAGATTTAAGATTAGAATGTGGTAGTTATGGATTCAGAGCACCTAAAGAAGTCTGGGAAAACGGTGACGCATATGCTATATGGAAATGTTTAGGTCCTATATGGCGTGGCATTAATGCTGTAAAACTTGTTAAAGTAAAAGATTTAGACGGTGTTGAAACTGAACAACTACTTGGCGGTGTATTAGATTCTAAAAGTTACATGGGTGCATTTAGATTAGGTACATACATTGCAACTCAATTTAAACCTGTTGTTGCAAAAGCAATATATCAAATGACTAATGCTAAAACAGTATTAGATACAAGTTGTGGTTGGGGCGATAGACTTGCAGGTTTCTTTGCTAGTGATGCCGAAGAATACTATGGCTGCGATCCTAATCCAAATACATATGCTAGATATACTCAACAGATATCAAAGTATAATAAATTATTATCCAAACCTAAGAAGGTTACAATATGGCGTTGTGGTGCAGAAGATTTACCATATCATAAGTTACCACCAATAGATGTTGCGTTTACTTCTCCACCTTACTTCTCAACAGAAGAATACAATAAGGGTGGTGAGTTTCAAGAGGATCAATCGTGGTCTAAATTTAATGAGTACGAGAAATGGCGTGATGAATTTTATTTACCTGTTGCTGAGAAGTCAATGGCAGTATCAAAGTTTCTATTTGTGAATATCATGGATCCCAAAATCAAAGGTAAAAGATATAGATCAAGTGATGAACTAGTAAATAGAATGAAAGACAAGTTTCTAGGTCAGATCGGTATGAGAATTATGCAAAGACCTAAGTCAGATAAACTATTTAAAGACGATAAAGAAAAAGCAGACTTTATGAATAAAATTTTTATAGAGAATGTGTGGTGTTTTGGTGATAAGAATTTTGATTTATTTCAACATTCCAGAAAGGCAAATTTAGATGAATTCTTTGCTTGACAAATCTTATAAATATAGTATAATATATAATGAAACTGTAATGAAACTAAAAGGATAATTAATGAGTGATTTTTTAAAAGATATAATAAAAGAAACTGGTAATGAATATGCCAGTCTAGTATCAGACGGTGCTTCAGGTGATGTTGATTCGTTTATAGATACAGGTTCATATATATTCAATGCCTTATTAGGCGGCTCTATTCATAGAGGACTCCCATCAAATAAGATAACAGCGATTGCAGGTGAAAGTGCCACAGGTAAAACTTTCTTTGTATTAGGTATGTGTAAAAACTTCCTAGATAAGAATCCTGACGGTGGTGTAATATTCTTTGAATCAGAATCAGCAATTACTAAAGAGATTATAGAAGAAAGAGGAATAGACAGTACTAGAATGGTTGTAATGCCAGTCACTACTGTACAAGAATTCAGACATCAATCATTAACTGTATTAGAAAAGTATTCTCAACAAGATAAGAAAGAGAAAAAACCATTACTATTAGTATTAGATAGTTTAGGTATGTTATCTACTACAAAAGAAATTGAAGATACACAAGACGGAAAAGAAACTAAAGATATGACGAGGGCACAAATTGTTAAAGCTGCCTTTAGAGTATTGACTTTAAAATTAGGTAAGGCAAAAGTGCCTTTGATTATTACTAATCATACATATGATGTTATTGGTTCTATGTTCCCACAGAAAGAAATGGGTGGCGGATCAGGATTGAAATATGCAGCGTCATCAATCGTATATCTTTCTAAGAGAAAAGAGAAAGATGGTACTGAGATCATTGGTAATATAATACATTGTAAGAATTATAAATCAAGATTAACTAAAGAAAACAAAGTTGTAGATGTTAGATTAACCTACAGCAAAGGTTTAGATAGATACTACGGTCTACTAGACTTAGCTTTAAAACATAATATATTTAAACAAGTTTCTACTAGGATTGAATTACCAGACGGCACAAAAACATTTGGTAAAACTATTAATAATGACCCTAAAAAATATTTCACTAAAGAGATACTAGAACAATTAGATGGAGTATGTAGCAAAGAGTTTAAATATGGAGATGGAGTTGAAGCAGATACCGAAACCTCACAAGACGACTAACCCTAAACATAGGGAAGACTATGTGTTCGTAGAGAAACCTGGAGAGGACTTTACGGCATTGAAGTTAATTAGTGGTCCATTTTCATCAATAGTTTATAAGTACGGTGCCGTTGGGATCAGACCTGAGTCTGAAAAAAGACCTGATGGTACCTTGCCTATGCAGTTCGATTATGTTATAATAGAGAATAACATTGACGCAGATTGTGATAGTCAAGAATTTATTAACCATGTCGGCGATATACTTGTTGTGTTGCTTGATGAAAAACTAAAAGAAGATAAACTAAATGCCAAGAATTGAACAAACAGCTTTAAGTAATTTAATATACAACGAAGAATACACTAGAAAAGTTTTACCTTTTATCAAAGAAGAATACTTTGCTGATAGACTAGAAGGATTATTATTCTCTGAGATATATCGTTTTGTTGATAAGTATAATAATCTACCAACAAAAGAATCTTTATCTATTGAAATGAACTCTAACAAAAGTGTTAATGAAGATGAATATAAAAAGATAACAGAAATATTATCTACATTTAATAAAGAGCCAGTAAACTTAGAATGGCTATTAGAAACCACAGAAAAGTTTTGTAAAGATCGTGCCATACATAATGCTATATTAGGTGGTATTCAGATACTAGATGGCAAAGATAAAGAACATACGCCAGAGTATCTACCTGAATTGTTATCAGGTGCCTTAGGTGTATCGTTTGACCAGAAAGTTGGGCATGATTATTTACTAGAGTCACAAGAAAGATTTGACTTTTACAGAAAGAAAGAAGAAAGACTTGAACTTGATTTAGATTTCTTCAATAAGATTACAAGAGGTGGTATTCCAAGTAAGACTTTAAATATTTGTCTTGCAGGTACCGGTGTAGGTAAGACAATGTTTATGACTCACCTTGCTTCATCTATATTACTACAAGGCAAGAATGTATTGTACATTACTATGGAAATGGCTGAAGAAAGAATCGCAGAAAGAATAGATGCTAATCTATTGAATGTAGGCATGAGTGATCTTGAAGAATTACCATACACAATGTATGAAACAAAGATAAACAAATTACAAAGTAAGACGACAGGTAAGTTAATCATTAAAGAATATCCTACTGCGTCTGCTCATACAGGTCACTTCAAAAATTTATTGAGTGAGTTGTCTATGAAGAAATCATTTAAACCAGATATCATATTCATTGATTATCTAAACATATGTTCTAGTGCTAGATTTAAACCAGGCGCTAACGTGAACAGTTATACTTACATCAAATCAATCGCAGAAGAACTAAGAGGTCTTGCAGTTGAGAATGATGTGCCTATTTTCTCTGCTACACAAACTACAAGAGCTGGTTTTGTAAGTAGTGATGTTGGTTTAGAAGATACATCTGAGAGTTTCGGTCTTCCTGCAACAGCAGACTTTATGTTTGCTTTGATATCAAGTGAAGAACTAGAAGAAAAAAATCAGATAATGGTTAAACAATTAAAGAATAGATATAATGATCCAACGATCAATAGAAAGTTTATTCTAGGTGTTGATAGATCAAAGATGAGATTCTATGATGTAGAACAATCAGCACAATCAGATTTAGTTGAGAGTGGTCAAACACTTGCAACTGATAATAAATTCGGGAAGAAGATAGGTCAATTCTCGGACTTTAAAATTTAAGACCTAACTAAAAAGGAAATAATATGGCTACAGGAAAAGTAAAATGGTTTGACGCTAAAAAAGGATTCGGATTTATAACACCAGATGATGGTGGTAAAGACGCTTTTTTACACGTTTCAGCATTACAAGCTGCCGGTGTTGAATCAGTTAATGATGGACAAGCGGTAACTTACGAACTAACAGAACAGCGTGGTAAAGAAGCTGCTTCTGAAATACAACTAACATAAGGAGAAGACAATGGCAATAACAATAGATGGTAAATCATATGATGAAACTAAACTAGACGAGAAGTGTAAGAACGCTATCGTACAAGTTTCACAAGCACAAAATAAATTAAGACAATTAACTTCTGAGTTTGAAAATGTTAAAGTTTTAATTAAACATCATAGCGAATACTTAACTGCTAATCTACCAACAGATGCTATCGTAGAAGATACACCTGCTGAAGATACTGCTGAAGAACCTAAAGTATAGTATGAGAAACTCGAAAAGCAGCAACAGGACTCGACACTTTCCTGGTGATAAAAAACCAGGTAAGTCTTTATCAAAAGATAAGTTGTCTTATGAAACAAAGTTGAGTAAGCATAAAGGACAAATGCGATGGATGGTTATTGAAAAACCTACCGGCAGTATTCTATGTGCTTCAACTTTCGAAGATAAGGCACGAGAACTAGCCGCTTTTCAGAATAAACACAAACAATGGGTTCATAGTTCAGGCATTGTTAAGTTCCTCACATTGGGTAAGATATAAAGGGGTCGTAGCTCAGTTGGTTAGAGTGTCTGCCTGTCACGCAGAATGTCGAGGGTTCGAGTCCCTTCGATCCCGCCATTATAAATATTGATTGACATACCGTCTAAAGTATGATATAATATAAATATAATCATATAATATAAATGGAGAGAGTGCATAATGCAAGGTTTTAAACAAGTCTTACTAGAAGACAGAAATACACACCTTGAGCATTTAGAAGACGAGATTATTAATAATGGAACGAGTGGTGCAAAAACTTCTATTGAGTTTTTAAAGTCTATCAAAAAAATGCTACAAGGAGGCAAGGGAGGTTCAAACGTTTCAGTTAAATGGGATGGTGCACCTGCTATATTCTGTGGTACAAATCCAGAGAATGATAGATTTTTTGTAGGAACAAAATCAATATTTAATGCAACGCCTAAAATAAACTATACCGTGTCGGATATATCCAGAAATCACGGCGGCGCTTTAGCGGATAAACTTGCTGTTGCATTAAAATATTTACCTAAGTTAGGTATCAAAGGCGTAATACAAGGTGACTTATTGTTTACAAGTAGTGATAAGAAGATTGCAAATGTTAATGGAGAGAGATCAATTGTATTTACACCTAACACAATAACTTATGCAGTACCAGTTGCTAGTGCTTCTATGTACGATAGAATTAGATCAGCAAAGATTGGTATCATTTTTCACACATCATATAGAGGTAAGACAATCAAAACTATGAAAGCAAGTTTTGGTGCAAGTGTTGGTGGGTTAAATAAAAATAGAAATGTATTCTTTGATGACGCAAGATACAAACAGGCGAAAGATCCTGGTTTCACTGGTGGTGAAGAAAAACAATTTGATTCTGTAATATCAATGGCACAAGGTTCTGTTTACAAAGGCGGTGCTTTCATTGATCTAATTAAAAAAGATAAAGGACCTCTATCCCTAGGTGTTCAACTTAAAACATTTTTCAATACATATATCAGAGCAGGACAAAAGATTGGTAATACAAAAGTACTAACAAATAACTTTGAAGTGTATTTTATAGACAAATTAAAAAAAGAAATAAACGGTGTAAAAACTGATAAGGCAAAACAAAAATACAAAGAAATACTAGAAGTAGGTATGAAAATTCTAAGACCTAATAGAAAAGGTTTATATTTTGCTATCGCTTCTTACATTACATTACAAACTGCAAAGAAAATGCTATTAGGTAAATTGAATAGCATACAAAGTATAGGTTCTTTTATGAGAACTAAAACAGGATACAAAGTTACAAACCCAGAAGGTTATGTTGCAATCAATAAAGGTGGTGCTGTTAAACTAGTAGATAGATTAGTCTTTAGTCAAGCAAACTTTAACGTTGCAAAAGATTGGGTAAAAGGATAAGATGTATAAATTTAAACAGTTTATGTTACAGGCACAGAAACAAAAGAAATGTCCAACAGGATATAGATTTGACAAAAAACTACAAGTATGTGTACCTGTTGGCGTAAGTAGATATTATCCTTATCTAGGTGGTACAAGAAGTAATGGTGATAATTCTAATCAAGATAATCAATCATCTAATGGTAATGACAACGGTGATAGTAATAGTAGTAACGGTACTAGTAATGGTAATGGCAATGGTAGTAACGGAGGACAAGGATAATATGAGTAGTTTTATAGACGGCGAAGCAATTAAGATAACAGAATTATTAATGCCATGGGTAGCAATATTATTATCTTTAATAATAGCATTATGGTTAAAAGATTTTGCTCAGAATTTTATGATCGGATTAAAGTTTCGTATGAACTCTGCCTTTAATGAAGGCGATAAAGTTATACTAGATGGCAATGACGCTCTAATAGTTAAGATAGGTGCAAGAGAAACAGTATTTGGTGTATATTCTGATAAGGGATACACATGGAGATATGTACCTAATGTAAAGATACCTAATCTAAAACTAGAAAAGATTATCAATAAAGAACTACATCTTGATACAGAAGAAGAAAAGGCTGAGAAACTGCAAAAGATGATAGATGATTTACAAGATAAAAGAATAAAAGAAAACCAAGAGGCAATTAACAAATTGAAAAAATCAAAATGAGTAAAGGAGATGAAATGAAAGTATCAAGTGAAACTGCAATCAGTATGCCAATGAAGAATTTATTATCCATTGTTGCCGCTGTTGCTGTAGGAGTATGGGCTTACTTTGGTGTGATCGAAAGATTAAATCGTATTGAAACAAATGAAGAACTACTTAGAAAAGATTTAACTCAAGCAACTCAAAGAATTGAAGTTGACTTAGAAAAGAATACAGAATTTAGAATCAAATGGCCTAGAGGTGAAATGGGAACTCTACCTGCTGATTCTGAGCAATATATGCTTATTGAACATATCGCTGGTCAAGTCGAGAAGATTCAAGAACGTATGGAAAATATGATGAATAACGGAGTGAACATTAATAGATTACAAAAAGATGTTGAGAGTTTAACTGTGGCTGTTGAAGGGTTAAAAGATAGTAATCGTAATATAATATATTCAAACGGTAACGGACACAAGAAAAAAACAGGAGAGTAAATGAAAAAATCATTCACATCAATATTTGTAATGTTTATATTATTTGTAACTTTTGCTGTCGCCTTAGAATACAAACCAGGTAAAGCACATCTTAATAAAGAGGGTGTTGTTGGATTACTTTTAAAAGTTAAAGGTAAAACTATTGAACACGTTTTCAAACCTAACTTATCTGCTTGTATGAAATCTAAGAGAATAGCACAAAGAGAAACTGATTCGAATGCAAATGCTAGAGTACAATATGTTTGTAAAATAGTTACAGCAGATTTAGAGGAAGATTCGCAGACTAAATATGGTATGAGAATAACTAAAATCATATCAGGAGATTAATGAACAAAGAAATAGAAAGATGTTTAATAGTATTTCTATTTTTAGTTTTAATTATAATTGGGTTTTAATAATATATGAAATTTTTTAGAGATAAGTTATACGAAGACATAACAATACCTGCCCCACCTAAGGACGATATGGCCGAGGCTAAAGTTGTGAAAAAACTTATCTCTAATAGAACAAAAGAACAAGAGAAATCAATCGCAGACCATGATGAAGTTCCTTTCTATGCAATCAAAAAGTATTGTGACGATAATGGAATGGTGTTTCACCCAGACGAATTTAAAGATTTAATTCAACAGGCAACTGATACTATCAATCACTTTAAAGATAAGTATGATAGAAAAAGACCTATTGAAGTTGATAAGACACTTGATACATCACCAAGTAAAACGAATAAGACACCATCATACCCTAGTGGTCATGCTGTTCAATCAAGAATAGTTGCAAAGTATGTGGGTGGTAAGTTTCCTGAACATGAGGCTTCATTGATTGAGGCAGGTAACGAAGGTGGTTACGGAAGAGTATTAGCAGGGTTTCATTATCCCTCAGATTATGTAAGTGGTAATCTATTAGGTGATAAGATGTATGCTCTTATGAACAAAGCAGACTACGGAAAACAAATGAAAACGTTTAAATCATTTAAAGAATCAATTATTGATATACCTAGAAGCACTTATGCACCTGGTGTATTTGATGATGCCGATACTAGTAATCCTAAACTAAAACAAAAAGTTTTAGATATAATTAAAAAAGATTTAGAAACTTTTGAAAAGTTCGGACCTGTTGTATCAGTAAAATTAATAGGTTCTATTCTAGGAAAGAGATATAGAAATGACGCAGACTTAGACATTGATGTATTAATAGATTTACCAAAAGATGAAGTAGAAACAGTTGGTTTAGAAGCAAGAAAGTCTGTATCAGATTTGAATGGTAAAAATGTTCCAGGAACAAAACATCCTATTAACTATTACGTTCAATCAGATTCTGCTGTTAATGACGCTCATCTTAAAACTGCTTCAGGAGTTTTTGATGTATTCAAACAAAAATTCGATAAGAGACCTAAAGGTGAAACTTTTGATCCTGAAGTTTATCAAGCAGAATTTGATAAAAAGGTTTCGGAAATAGATG